AATATTAAACGAGATAACTTAATCAATAAGATTAATAGCAAAGGTATGTTGGTTACTGTTACCTTTGAAAAAGACGGAGTTGAATATCACATTGAACGTGGTCGCAAACCGAACTTATTGAAGTTTAGTATTAATGGGCACGAGCAAGAACTCAAAGATCTAGACGAATCACAAGGCGATAGTAGAGAAACTCAGAAAGCCATCGATGAAATGATGGGTATGAGTCACGAAATGTTTAAACACCTTGTAGCGTTAAACACTTATACTGAGCCGTTTCTATCCATGAAGGCTGCTGATCAACGTGCGATCATCGAACAACTGTTAGGCATTACATTGTTATCAGAGAAGGCCGATGCCCTTAAGGATGCGATCAAGATTTCTAAAGAGGCGATCACTACTGAAAACACAAGGATCGAAACTGTTAAAGTCAGCAACGAAAGAATTCAACAAAGTATTGATGCATTAATTAGAAAACAAAAGATTTGGGAAGATACAAAAGAAAAGGCTCTAGAAGATCTTAGAAAGAGTATTGATGTTTTAGAAACTATCGATATCGATAAAGAAGTTGCTGCACAAAAAGCACTTGTCGAATGGAATAAAAACAAAAAAGAACATACTAATCTAACATCTATGATTGCTAAACAAACAGCAACCTTAGAAAAAGAACAAAGAAACTTAGAAAAGTTAGAAAAAGAGTTAGTAAGCCTAGCTGATCATAAGTGTCACGCATGTGGGCAGGGCTTACATGATACAAAACATGAAGACATGCTTGCCAGCAAGGTCAAGCAAGTCGAAGAAAGTTCAGAATCTGTCAAGGAACATTCTGCAGAACTTGCCGCACTAAATGAAGCAGTGTCGTTATTAGGTGATTTGGGAGTTTGCCCTACTGTTACCTATGACAATTTAGAAGAAGCACTTAATCATAAAAACACACTAGCTGGTTTAGAAAAAGATCTTTCTATCAAAGAGGTAGAAACTAATCCATACGAAGAACAAATCACAGAACTTCAATCAACTGCTGTTCAGGAAATTGATTGGAATACCGTAAATGATTTAACCAAAGTAAAAGATCATCAAGAATTTTTATATAAACTGCTGACTAACAAAGATAGCTTTGTAAGAAAACGTATTATTGATCAAAACCTAGCGTTCTTAAATCAAAGATTGACTTATTATCTAGATAGGATCGGTCTTCCTCATATTGTTGAGTTTCAAAATGATCTAAGTGTTATTATTACACAACTAGGACAAGATCTAGACTTTGACAATTTAAGCCGCGGCGAACGCAATAGACTTATTTTAAGTATGAGCTGGGCATTCCGCGATGTGTGGGAGAATCTTTATCATCCTATTAACTTGTTGTTCATTGACGAGTTAGTAGATAGCGGTATGGATGCTAGCGGTGTTGAATCAAGTATTGCTGTACTTAAAAAGATGACTAGAGAACGTAACAAGAATGTATTCTTGATCAGTCATCGAGACGATTTAACAAGTAGGGTAAATCATGTATTAAAAGTTATCAAAGAAAACGGATTTACCAGCTACTCTAACGATGTAGAGATTGTGGAATGAAATACCAATATTATTTTGTTCCGGACTTTATCAATCGAACAGAGATCGAACTACTTAATGAAGTGGTCAGCGATCCAACAGTCGGAAGTTCAGAAAAATTAATCGAAGGTAAAAACTTTGTAAAGTCAGCCAATGTAAAAACTATCCAACACAGCTTTCTTTGGGATCAGTTAGATCATTTACGAAATATCATCCTTTTAACAAATAAAGAAAATTTTGGATTTGATCTATTTGAAATATCAAAATTTAGTAGTATAAATTACAATCAATATAGTGAAACTGATCAGGGTCAATATACTTGGCATTGTGATGCTGAATTTAATCAATGTTATGATTTAAAACTCACTGCTATTCTAAACATTTCAACCGAACCAGTCGAGGGCGGAGATTTTAGTTTATTTTTAGGTGGAGAATTACCCATACACGGAATTAATAATCCTGGATCACTTTTGATATTTCCTTCTTGGGTTCAACATTCAGTTAAACCTGTTACCAAAGGAGTTCGAAAAACAATAAGCATGTGGGTATCGGGACCAAACTGGAAATGAGTACAGACGCCCACGATCGAATGATCAAAGCATTTCAAGAATATTTCAAATGGCAAGAGCGATTTGAATACAAAGGCTCAGACGAAGCAGGCATTAAGGCACGATATTGGCTATCAGAAATACGTAACGAGGCATCAACAAGACGTGTAGAAATACAAGATAAGCGAGAACAAAGAAAAGCAGCCAGAAAAGGCATACTAGGCAGACCACCCAAGGTAACTAAGGGTACATGACATGGATATATCAGAATCAAACTGTAGAAGAACTACCCGAAGACTGTGTGGGCTTCGTCTATGTCATTGTCAATAATATCTCTGGTAGAAAATATATAGGCAAAAAATTAGCAAAGTTCGCAAAAACTACCTATAAAGTAGTCAAGCTAAAGAACGGAACTAAGAAAAAAAAGAAAATTAGAGGCAAAATAGAAAGCGATTGGCGTGATTATTACGGTTCAAACATAGAACTTAATAAGGACGTTGAACAGCTAGGCGCAGAAAACTTCACCAGAGAAATTCTATATTACTGTAATTCTAAGGCAGAATGCAGTTACATCGAGGCAAGAGAACAATTTAATCGCAAAGTTTTAGAATCTGATGACTGGTACAACGGTCATATCCAGGTTCGAGTTCATGGCTCTCACATTAAAAAATCCCAACTTTTAACAGAAACACAGACAGCTCAAAGTACTATCCAGGCTCAAGAGAAATAGGCAAATAAAGCGGTTTTTTGGCTAGCGCAGGCCCAAGTTCGTGCGCTCTATACCTGGTCAATCGTGGTCACAGGGACGGAATTCCATGCCGCAATGGTACTCAGCAACTACCCATAATGGATGAAGATCGCTTAAAACCTGCGATTGTGCTGTTTGAAAAGGAAAAACAAAGGTAAAATGAGGGGAGAAAAACCCCGGATTATTGAATCAGTTAGCGTTGATTTAATAATTGCCGTCATATAAAGACGCAGCTCGTGGTACCGGATGACCGCCACTGTAATGCTGTAACGCTAAGTGATATTGTTCGACTCGGATAATGTTTTTAATCTTTGCCCGGCCTGGGCAAAGTGTGACTGAACGATCTGGATAATAGTTAAAATGCTTCGCATACTATAAGTAAATCAGTGTTAGAGAAATAAAATGTGTTTGAGCGAAGCGATAAACACGAGTGAGCGTTAGCTCACTCTTATAATAAATAAGACTATTATCTTGCAGGAAATATAAAATGAAAATCACTGACTTAATCGTAGAACAAAAATTAGATGAAAAGCCTATGGGAGCTCTATCTGGTATAGGAAATAAGATAGCTTCTACATTTGGTAGTGGCAAAGCTACTGGTAAGTTAGATACTGGAAAGGTCGCTAACGATTTAAGAAAGCAGTTTGACATATATCTAGGAAAGACTGGAGATCCAGCTGAACCTCAAACTATTATCGATTTCTTATCATCTATGGGATTACCTACTGATGCTGTTAATGCTAATTCGGCTGCTGCGCCTGCAACTGCTCCTGCAAAAGATATGAAATCAACATTAGGCATTGGCAAAAATGCTGGACAGCCTATGGCAACTCCTAACAATACTAGAATTGATCCTACAATGGATCCTATCGAACCTAAACCAGGTACTGCAAATCCAGCAGCATCTAATACTGCTGCACCCGCTGCTGGTGATACAACTGATTATGACATTCCTACATTCCAAAGAAAGGGAATGGCGGCTCCTGTAACACAACCAATGGATAAGAATAAATTTAATCAAGCTGCTTTAAAGGCTAGATTAAAAGCAGGATCTGGTGCAGGAAAAGTTAAAACAGGATTTGGCGCTTACAAAACAGCCGCTGCGGCCAAAGGCCTAAAAGCAGGCATGTATGACTCTGTATCATATGAAGATCTTAGACAAGAATTGTTTTTAACAGAAGCACTTAGTGGTAGTCAAATAGATAAAATATTCCTCGCCACAGCACAGTTAATGGCTAAACAAGGAATCTCGGGCGGTAATGCCGCAGCAGGATCTGGAGCATCAAACGCAGCAGCACCTGCAGGCAGTGAACCTCAAAGTTTAGCTAAGTCATTCTTGCAGGGGTACAAAGACACACCCGGCGGTGAAAAAGGTCAGGCAGGTTCGTTTAATAAAACACAAGATCCAAATCAAGATTTTGCTGGAAATTTAAATTTCAATCAATTGGCAAAATTATTACCTAACACTGATCAACAAACGTTAATCAGAGCATTGCGATTGGTTATCAGTGGTGGAAAATTAAATCAACAGCAGTTAGGCGTGTTAGGTGTTGCTATGACAGACATTGTTAAAGCAGACGCTCAAACAACTACTAAAATCATGCAAACTTTAAAGAGAGTTAGTGCTGAATAATTAAAAGAAAGGTAGTCCTGACTTTTTAGTTGTTTCAAAGTTTTCTTTGATTATATCGTCTATAATATCTCGTTCATCAGAAGTTAAATTCATAGACTCGGCGTAGCTGATACCGCCCCTCATATACCAAACGGTTCTAAGAGCGTTAGCTTTTATTATCTTGACTTCTTTTTCCATGGCCTCCGACTCCGCCAAGATGCTAGGTATATCTAGTGTCAGGAGGCGGCGCCGAAAAAATCTGCTTGATCAAACGATAAAGTAACTTGATACTGATGCTTGCAGTGCGGGCATTCAGTTGATAACGCATCGACTTTTCCAACATCTCTTGATTTAGATACAGCATCTTGTACTAATGAAAATATCTTTTTATCGGTGTTAGCTAAAAATTCTTTGATAAACGCAGTATCAGTAACAATACCAGCAGAGCATTCAATCTTATCAATCGAATCTGAGACAGTGTCAATAGTTAGCTCAGTTAATTTAATAAAACTAGACTGAAATAATTCTAATTTTTTATCATCAGATATTGATTCATCATTGACAATTGAAAAAATTCTCTGTTGCTCAAAGGTCTTTAATGCTGTTCTTGTGATTTGATCATAAGTTAATGGTCTAATCCAAAGAACCATGTCGTTATCGACTTCAAGTCGATTTGAAAAATCTGCTTGTCGCATACCGTCTAATAGATTGCGAAGATCGACCATCTTTTCGTCTTGTTCACTACAGCTAGGACATGTAGTACTTACTTCCATTTCTTGACCAAATGTAGCATATCTAATAGATATCAGTACCGCATCAACATCAATAGCTGGCATGAACCAAGGATTTTTAATATTGGGCACACAGCTTTTTATAACTTCAACTGTTGAAGCTCCGTTCATTAACGCATCCGGTGTGCGCATCAATAACTCATCTTTAGCAGTCATGGCAAACACTGGCAATTCTCCATTTTCTGGCATGTCTAATGCGTTTGGTGGATAGAATTTTCCCTGGCTAGGCAGAGTCATGTAGATCTTTGGTTGTCTAAAAAACTGCGATAGCGGATTTTTTACCTGATTGTTTTGTTCCATTTTTTTATCCATAAATAAGTGTATATCTTGAAAAGTATTTATATACGCAGTTTTCAGTGAAAAATATTTAGGACTACAAATGGCCGGAAAAGTTGAAATATTTGGTGGGCAGTTAGATGGATCAGTGTTGTCCAATGCCGCTACCGAATCTACCTTAAGAGAATTAGTTAATGCCATTAACGGAGTTACTGGTGGTGGTAATACCTCGGGCGCCGGCGGTAGTAGTGGAGCTGGCGGCGGAGCTGCCGGGGGAGTTGCTAGTGGTTTTAAAGGTATATCAAAAGTAGCATCAACGCTAGCTGGCAGTTTGGGATCAATGACCAAACTGGTAGTTTCAGGAAATCAAAGTTTAAGCACATTTGTAGGATCATTAAAAACTGGTATTGCCGGCATTGATAAAATGACAAATGCGGCAGCTGGGTTTGTACAGTATTTTGAAGAAGCACAAGGAACTCTAAGAGATCTAAGTAAAAATGGTGCTGCTTTTAACAACAGCGTATTAGATTTAAAAATGGCTGCTAGCACAGCTGAAATGGAACTTACTCAGTTTCAAAAAGCTGTTCAAATGAATTCCAAAGGACTATTAGGATACGGACAAACCTTAACACAAAGTGCGCAACGTGCAGCACGGATTGTTAAAGCAGGCAGCGATTCGGGTGTAACTCTTGCATTAATGAATTTAGGGATGAGTTCTGAAGAAAGCAGAGAATACATTATGGAATTTTCTGCCTCACTGGCAAAAAGTAATAGACTTCGTTCAACTTCGGATACTACTTTAGCACAGGCATCGTTGTCGTATTATAAAGAACTCGATGCTATAGCAAAAATCACAGGTAAGTCACGTGAGCAGCAAGAAGAACAAATGAAAGAAATGACCGCTGAAACATTGTTTAGACAAAAAATGGCTCGCCTAAACGATCCCGTTAAACAAAAAAGAATTGAAGCTACAATCGCTCAGATACAGGCCAAACAAGGAACAGAAGCAGCACGAATATATAGAGATCAAATAATTGGAATAACTGTACCTCTAAGAAAATCTGCTAGAATGCAAACAGCACTGTTTGGAGAATCAACAGAAGCGAATAGAAGACTAGCTGATGCTCAGTTAAGGGGAGAAGTTGCTCAAGAAAGAATTAATGAAGTTATCAATAACGGCACAGTTACTAACGCAAGAGCTGCTAAAGGATTAGAACACATTGCTGCTGTAGGAGTGGCCGGTGGAGAAGCTGCTACCGCAGTAACAGAAGCATACAAGAGTGTAGTTGATCCTATATTGAATATGGGTGAAAATGTTGATGAAGTTAGCAACTCGTCGTTATCTGCTAAGGATAAAGAAGCAAAGGCGGAACAAAAACGTATCGGGGTAATGGATAAAACTTTAAATCAATTCCAAGATGCAGTTAAACGAGTACAAGCAGCACTCGAAAGATTAAAAAACACTATTATGAGTGTAGTAACCAACGCACTTACTCCTTTAATAGAATGGGCTGGAGAGTTTTTTACAAAAGCATCTCACATGGCAACTAAAGCTATAGACTCTCTAGCTGACTGGATTGAACGTTCATCGAAAAAGTTTGGAATGTATGTTGATCAGTGGTGGTTTAATATTAAAGAATTTTTTGGACCTAAACTCTTTACCAAAGTAGGTTTGGTATTAGAAAATGGATTTTTAACTCTAATGGCCAATGTCCTAGAAGCTGTAGGCGGATTGCTAGACAAGGTTGGACTAGGCGGAAAATTATTAACTGCCGCAGCAAATATGCGGGAAGCAATACTAGAAAACAGTAAAGCATTTGAAGAAGCTAAAGAAGCAGAAAAGGATCAAATAGATAAAGAAAGAGATCTATTAAAAGAAAGATTAAAAATTGCCGAAGCTGAATTAGCAGCTATAAAAGAAGCACAGCGTCTTAGAAGACAAGGCAGAGCAGCTAGTGATGCTGCTAGAGATCCAGCCGGATCGGGCGGAACATATGATTCTGGTACAGGTACTACTACTATTAGAAATAAAGAAGGCAATGTCGTTGAAACAAGAAAAGGCGGCCACAGAAATTGGAGAAATAATAATCCCGGAAATATAGAATATGGAAAATTTGCGATCAGCATGGGAGCAATCGGTACTGACGGAAGATTTGCTATATTTCCAAATATGGAAATGGGTTATGCTGCTGCTGATACGTTAATGAAAGGAAAAAGCTATCAAAATTTAAGCATCGCTAACGCAATTAGACGATGGGCACCTGAAAGCGAAAATAATGTTAGTGCGTATCAAAATGCCTTTACAAAAGCTGGATTTGATATCAATAAGAAATATAGCGATTTAACTCCGGCCGAACAACGTAGATATTTAGAAACTAAAATGAGAGTGGAGGGCGGCAAGGCAGGGACAATAACTCCCGGTTCCGCAGCACCTACTGGTAATGTTTCAATGTCACCATCTCAACCAGGATTTGATTTTAAAACAGCAAGTCAAGAAGCAAGAAGAAGAGCCGATTTAGCCGATTTAGCCAATGGTAAAATTACTCCAAAATCAGATACATCAGGCACTTCGTCAGATGTTCCGCTAGCCGCAACAAACCAAGAATCAGCAGTAAATCCTGTTGCTAATTTAAATAGTAGTATGGACAACATGGTTGCTCTGATGCGAGAACAAATTACACAACAGAAAAATTTAGTTACTGCTGTTAAACGATTAAACGGTAATGTACAGACAGCAGTTACATAAAATAGGACAATAAAATGAGTTGGAAAAAATATTTTACACCTGTACCAACAGGGAAGCAATCTGGATCGCTAAGTCCGTTAGGTAACGGAGGCGGAAAGCCAGGCCCAGCTCGTGCTAACTATTCCAGCTACTTACCAGATGTATATGCAGGTACTCCTAATCGTGTTGAACGATATATGCAGTACAACACAATGGATATGGACTCAGAAGTAAATGCTGCCCTAGATATTCTGGCAGAATTTTGTACGCAGGCAAACAAAGAAAACAATACACCTTTCCAAATTTTCTTTAAAGGATCACCTACTTCGACCGAAGTTAAAATTCTCAAAGAAGGTCTTCAAAAATGGGCTAAGATACAGCAGTTTGAAACTCGCATGTTTAGAATACTAAGAAGCACATTCAAATATGGAGACATGTTCTTTATTAGAGATCCAGAAACACAAAAATGGTTCTATGTAGATCCTGCCAAAGTTACAAAAATTATTGTTAATGAAAGCGAAGGTAAGAAACCTGAGCAATATGTGATTCGAGATATCAATATTAATTTTAGAGATTTAGTTGCTACATCAATAGCACCTAATACTAATTCTACTCCTGCTGGTACAGCAAGTTATGTCAGTGGCGGTTCTTTTGGACGTGGCATGGTCGGTTCTGCCCCACAACAAACAGGCACAAGATTTTCAACTGGTGCAGATGAATTTCCAATTGATGCTAAACACATAATTCATTTAAGCATGAGCGAAGGATTAGATAACAATTATCCTTTCGGTAATTCGTTATTAGAATCAGTATTCAAGGTCTATAAGCAGAAAGAATTGCTTGAAGATGCTATTATTATCTATCGTGTGCAACGTGCTCCGGAGCGCAGAGTGTTCTATGTCGATGTAGGTAATATGC